CGTACATAAACTGCGCCTCGTACCGGGAGATCAACGGGTTCGTCGCGTCGGCCGGGTTCGTGCTGAGACACTCGATCACCGTGGTCGAGCTGGCCGCGTCCTCCAGCCAGTACTCGATCTCGCAGTTTACGCCCACGATGAACGTAATCTTGCTATTGGCTAGGGTGCGCCCGAGACGGGGGTATCCCACCCTAATCGAGTCGGTCCAGGCGCCGTTGGCACTGAATGCCGGTTCGCTCTTGATGTCCGGCCCGTCGATCACGCCGCACAGCGCGCGGATGGACTCACCGTAGCTCTTGCGGTCGTAACCGTAGTACGTCCGGTCGCGGCGCACCCCGGTGGTTATGTTACCAGTGAGGGCGACGCCGAGGTTCGAGTAGGTGTCCTGCTGCGGTAGGGTAAACAGCGTCGATAGGATCATGGACTGATCGATCTGAGTGAAGATCAGCGTCTGGCGGATGCGACGTCGGTCCCAGTAGGAGAGCAGCTCCTCGCAGCCGATGGTCAGCGTCCCCGAGGGATTGAACTGGCGCTTCCACAGGATGCCCGACCACACCGGCGACGACCCGCGCAGCACCCCCACCAACACGCGCCCAGGTAGCAGGATGCCCTGCATCCCGCCGTCAAGCACCGGAATCGTCGCGGTCATCTGGCCCGCGCTGTTGATCCGCGACTCGTACTGCAACGACGACCAGGGGAGCATCGCTATGATCGCTCGGGTTTGCATGCTCCGCACAACGATCGTGGTGTCGATGCCCTCGTTTGGACCCGTCATAGGTTCGCCGATTGGGTCGTTAGCTGGGCGGTGCCCGCGCCCGACTGAGCGAACAGGCGAACCGTCCAGGTCCCCGGAGGGATAGCAGGCCACTCGGCTCCCACGCCAAGCAAGTCGCGCCGCTCCACCCCATTGAGGTACAGGTGGTAGTCGCGGGTGATGATCAGCCGGTCGCCGGTACCGAGCGTTACACTCAGCGGGAACTGGCTAACTCCGACGACCTCGATCTGGGGATTCTGTAGGATGCCGTCCAGGATACATTCAACCGGTGCGGCCACGTTGCCCGTGTTGGTCATCTGGGCTTCGGAGACCACCTGGCTCAGAGCCGGGTACTGCCAGCCCTTGGGCGATACGTAGTTCGGCGCGCCGGACGCCGCCGTGTAACCGCGAGCGTAGGTGCGGCCGGACAGTCGCCCCGCACCTGCGATAAGCGTCTTTACCTGAATGTCTCCGGTGTAGACCTTGGGGTCCGGGCAATAGAACTCCAGATGAATCTCGCCCAGTCGCCAGTCAAATCCCATATCACTCGGCATAGCCGACCGCCGAAGCTTACCATAGACTTGCCTCCCGTCCGTCAGGACCAGCCGCTCGGTGTCTCGACGCGACGGGCTCATCTGGTACAGCACGGTCTTGCGTTTGGCTTCGAGATCAGCGGGGTCGGTGCCTTGAATCCCGAGGCTGAGGATGATGGTACGTGCGTCCACCTGGTCAGTGCCAGACCAGACCCCGTCCATCTGCGGTCGATCAATGTCGGCCGTCCGGATCGGCGCCATGTCGTCGATGCCGGAGATGTCGGTAACGGGGTACGCGGTCCCCGGCCCGAACGCGAAGTTACGCCATTGGCCCTGCTGGGTGGATCGCATTTAGTACACTCGGGTGGCGACCAGCACCGCGTCGAGGAAGTACACCGCGACTCCGGCCGACAACAGCACCAGCCCGTAGCGCACGATCGGATCCGGCCGCGACGCCACGAACGCCGCGCCTCCTGCTAACAGAAACGCCAGGATCAATAGCACGGTATGTAGTGGACTCATGTCTCCTCCTAAGCGGGGACCAGACCGCCAGCCTTGGCCTTCCATAGGATCTGGTCAACGACGTCCTTCGGGTTGAGCTGGGTTCCGAAGCTGCGAGCGTCGATGTGGGTAGACGGGCCGAGCTGCTTGACCAGTCCGGTCGCCCGGTCGTATGCGGTGTTCCAGTTCTCGTTGCGCAGGTCGTCGGATATCTGGGACACCCCGGCCTTGGCGGTGTTGATCTGGGCGTCGGAGAGCCCAATCCGCTTGGCCGCAGCGGCGTAACCCGGGTCGCCCTTGACGAACTTCTGGCCGTGGAGCATAATCTCGTCGTAGAATCCGGCCGCTACCTTGGACCCATCCTCGGCGACCTGGCCGATCTGCTGCATGTTGCTCTTGGCCATGTTGACCACCTTGTCGAGGGTGGCCTGGATCTTCGGAATCCAGCTCTGCAGGCCGTTGTCCAGGCCCTGCATGAGGAACTCGCCGATCTCGTGCATCAGGCTGGACGGGGAGCTAATGCCGAGCGAACTCTTGACGCTGTTGATGATGGAGATGATCTGGTTGAGCGTGGATTGCACCTGGGGCATCAGCTGCTGCAGGCCGTTGATCAGGCCCTGGATCGTCATGTTGCCGATGTCGTGCATGACCGACGAGGGCGACGAGATGCCAAGCGCCTGACGCACCGGACCGGGGATCAGGTTGGTCAGGTAGTCGACGATCTGCTGGCCCTTGGATTTGAGCCCGTTCAGCAGCCCGTCGATGATCTGCTGGCCCATGGTAACCATCTCGCTTGGCAGATTCACCAGCGCGTTGACGATGTCCTTGCCCATCTGAATCGCGGCGTTGACCACGGCCTCGATCGGTCCACGGATGCCGGGTGGCAGGGCCTCCCACGCGGCGACCACCTTATCCTTAAGCATCTGGCCGAAGCTGGCTAGCCGGTTGCCGGTGTCGGTGACGAACGCGGACGTACGGTCGAGTAGGAACTGGTTGGCCTGTTGCCAGGTGGTCTTGGTGAACTCCCAGCCCTGGTGGATCCCACCGAGCGCGCGGTTGCCAAAGTCGGTCAGGCCGCCTACGATGCCACCGATCCACCCCGTAATCGTAGAAATCAGGAACTGGTTGGCCTGGGACCAGATGCCCTTGACCCACTCCCATCCCGCGTTGATTCCGGCCAGCGCTCGGTTGCCGAAGTCGGTCAGCCCAGCGGCCACCTCGCCGACCCAGCGGGGTATATCCTGAGTAAAGAATGTGGTGACCCGTTGCCAGCCCGCCACGACGATGTTGTTCCACAGCATCTCGGCGAACCCGCCGATCGCGGCCGCCACCTCGCCCGGCATCGCACCGATCCGGGTCACGAAGTTGGTCACATCGGTCACGGCTTGCATGAACGACGTACCGACCTTGGTCGCCCACTCCGTGATCGCGGGAATCGCGTTCTGGACCAGGACCATGAACGCCCGACCCAGACCATCCACCGCATTGCGGAAGGTCTCCGAGTGGTTGTAGGCCACCACGAAGATCGCAACCAGCGCGGCGATGGCGGTTACCACCAGGCCAATAGGGTTCGCCGTGAGCGCCGCGTTGAGCAGCCACTGCACCGTCGTCCACGCGGTGGTTGCCAATCTGATCGCGCCCTGCACCGCGAGGTAGGCCGCCGCCGCCACGTTGAACGCGATCATCCGCGCGCTCATGATGAGCAGGATTGCGCCGACCGCCGCGATGGCGTCGCGCCACTCCCAAACTGCTTGCACCACGGGCGTCATCGCGGTTAGGAATGCGGTTAGCCCGGTGATTACCTGGTTTAGTACGTTCAGCACGGCCAGGTAGGCTGGGGCTAGCTTCTCCCCGAGCTGGGCCTGGGCATTCTCGGTCTCGGCCGCGATCCGCTTCTGGGTGTTGGCCACCGAGTCGCCCGAGCGCTGGAAGTCACCCTGCGCGTCGGCCGTCTGCTTGTAGATCAGCGACTGGGTCGCCATGATCCGAGCGTGGTTGGTGAGTTCCTCGCCGTGCTTGATCAGCCCGAGCCGCTCAGCCTCCTGCTTAACGGTCGCCTGGTTGATCAGGACGCCGTACTTCTCGATCGGGTCCGTTTCGCCACGGAACGCCGCGCCGATGGCCTGGATAGCCTCCTCGGGCGAGGTACCCCGGAAGGACGCCATGTCGCCCGCGAGCTTGACCATGTCGTTTGAGAAGCCAGCCAGCGGTTCGCCCGCCAGACCAGCCGCCTTGCCGAACGTACCGAACGTAATCGATGCGTCCAGCGCTGCGGACTTGCTGATGCCGATCGAGCTAGCGGCTCCAGCGGCGAACTTCTCCACCGTGCCGAAGCTATTGCCGAACACCACGCTTGCGGCCTGGGTGGAGTCCTGCAGCCGAGCGAACGCGTCGACCGAGCCGGTGACGAACTCCGATACCTTGGCCCCGGCAGCAGCCAGGGCGCCTCCCGCAAGGGAGCCGACCGCGCTACCCAATGCCGAACCGATCGCCGCACCTCGGGACGATGCCTCACCCCGAGCACGGTCCAGGTCGGACATGTCCAAGCGGAGACGACCGACGAGATCGGGTAGCGAAGCCATTGTTA